ACACTATAATGAAGTATTTAAGTATATTTTTAGTTTTAACATTACTAATATGTTCAAACAAAGCTATTGCTGGCTCAACACAGAGTAACGTATCAGGATCAAACACAGCTATTGAGGGTGGATATACTGGTGGTGCAACAACTTATGAATCTGGCAGTACCAATACTTCTACTACTAGCAACTCAACTTCTTCAAATATAAGATCAGCACCACCCACAGCTAATGCACCATCATTTTCAGCACAAAGCCAAGATGTATGTGCAACAGGTATGAGTGGTGGAATACAAACATTTGGTGTTGGAATATCTGGTGGCAAAAGCTTTAGAGATATGAATTGTGAACGAATTAAATTATCAAAAGTATTATATGACTTTGGTATGAAAGTAGGTGCTGTTGCTATTCTTTGCCAAGACGAAAGAGTCTTTGAAGCTATGATAAATGCTGGAACACCTTGTCCGATTGATGGCAAAATTGGTAAAGATGCGTTAGCATTATGGAAAAAGTATGACTTTGAAAGACCTGATTATAAAGCTTATATAAAACGAATGGAATTAAGAGAAAAAGTAGAACCTATTATTATCCATAAAAAAGATGTATCAATAGATAAAAAAGTAAAATGGAGTGAACCTAAATGAATAAAATAATATTAATAATATCATTTATTGCTTTATCAGGTTGTTCAGTATCACTTGGGAAGAAGTGCCTTTATACAGATGAGGGTACTGTTGTTTCTTCTTATGTGTGGATTGGCGATAAAGTAAATGAGATTAGTAACATAAATTGTAATTAAAAATGATGTGGCTAATTATATTTATAGGAGTAATGGCTTATGCGGTATATCGTATTAACATTTTTATTGATGATGTTAATCCCCACAATTTCTTTAACAGAAGAAAATGATACAGCTTTCTCAACAAATATATTACCTAATGCTGGAACGACAACATCAAGTTACAGTAATGCTAATTTAGATGGAGTAGCATCATCAACAACTAATCTATCAAACAATTCTACACATAATGGATTTACCATAACTTGTGAAACACAAGTCAATAATAATTGTGGTCGTGCCAATACATCTATTGGAGAATTAGAAGCTAGTCACGATATGACAGTTACAGCTACTGGGTCTTTAGTAGGTATAGAGGGAGATAGTACACCAGATGGTGTTACTCATACTTCTACTCAACAAAAATTAAATGGTGGAATTAATTTATCTAGTTCTATTGCAGTTCAAAACTGTGAATGGAGTGGTTCAGCTTATAGATGTGGTTCTTCTTCTGGTGCTGTTGATTCTTATACTTTAACAATGAAAGTTAAAAATGCAGATGGCGATGTATTAGCTTCAACAACACAAATTAGAACAACTGATTCTGGTTATAATGCTAATGAGAGAGTTTGGAATGATAGCTTACATTACAATGGAGTCCACGCAAATAATTACGAGTGGAGTTGGACAGGAGTTGATGGTTCAGAAAGTACATCAGTTGCATTAAGAGGTACAAATTTATTAGGTGCTGAAATGGCTTTAGATTTTCCAACAGAAGATTATGAACCATTAAGCACAGAAGAAATTAAAAGCATTAATGAATCTTTAGGTACTACTAATCTTACTGAATCCGAAATATGGAATGTTGTATCAGGACTCGAAGAAAGCATTGGTGAAAAACTTAATTTAGAAACAGGTGGATCAGTAGTGAGTGTAGAGTTAAACGAAGAAACAATGGAAGTTACTGTTTATACTGCTAAAGAAGCTTCAGTTAAAGAAGTCGCTAAAGTACAAGAAGTTGTGCAAACAATGAATGAAACTAAAGCTGTTGAAACTATGAAGAAAGAAGTTATAAAAGAAGTAGTTAAAGAAATAAATGAGGAAAAGAAGAAAAAGTCAAAAACAGTATCAATGGTATCTGAAAAAAAAGAGGAGATTATACCAGAGAAGAAACAATCAGCAAAAAAAGAAGTCATAAATGAAAAAGAAGAAAAACAAGAAACGAAGCAATCAAAAGTACAAACAGAAGAAAAAGAAGAAACTCAAACTGTATCAAAAATAGATAAGGTAATGGCTAAAGTAGATGCCAAAGTAAAAGATATATCTAAAAATCTTATTATTAAGAATCTTATTAAATTAGATGTTATGGTTAGTGACCAAATATCACTTGCAGAATATAACGATGTTGTTTTTTATGTACCTAAAGATATTTATATAAATCAAATTCCTATCTTTGATAATAGAAAGATATACAACGATATTACGTTAGTTTCTTATGTTAAAAGCGACCCCATAGAAATTAAGACTAGAAAACTGAACGAAATTCATTTAAAAAAGAGAGAACTAATACTTAAATTACAGGAGTTACAAAATGGCTAAAGAAAAAAAAACATTTAATTTAAAAGATCAACTAGCTGGGATTGCTGCATTAATAGCTGCGATTGTAGCAATAGGTGGTGGATTTGTTAAATATGGAGAAATTACAACAAAGCTAGATGCCTTATCTGAAGTATCTGCACCAGACTTAACACCAATAGCACAATCTATTGGAAATGCTAATACTGATATAGCAATATTAAAAACTGAATTAGAATTATTAAAATTACAAATAGAAGAAATTAAAGTTAGCACAAAAAATCCTCTTGAATAGCTTTAATGAAAATCACTTTAACGAAAGCACAACATCAAGTTAGCTTATCCAATAAGCGATTTAGAGTTTTAATTAGTGGTCGTAGATTTGGTAAAACTTATCTTTGTATTACAGAGATGATGAAGTATGCTACTAAACCCAATCAAAATATCTGGTATGTAGCACCCACCTTTAAAATGGCCAAAGAGATATGTTGGTCAAAACTTAAAGAAGTATTAAACGAGTTTAATTGGATTGAAGATATTAACGAAACTACTCTTACTGTAAGACTCAAAAAATCAAATAGTATGATTAGTTTAAAAGGTTGTGAGAATTACGACAATTTAAGAGGTAGTGGATTAAACTTTTTAATATTAGACGAATTTGCTGACATAGATAAGAAAACTTGGTTTGAAGTATTAAGAGCATCAGTTTCAGATACTTTAGGAAATGTTTTAATGTGTGGAACACCCAGAGGTTATGGTAATTGGTCTTATGAGATGTATCTTAAAGGCAAACAAGATAAGGAATGGGATAGCTTTCAATTTACTACACTACAAGGGGGTATGGTTTCTAAAGAAGAATTAGAACAAGCCAAATTAGATTTAGATATAAGAACTTTTAGACAAGAGTTTGAGGGAACATTTGAGAACTATGCTGGAAGTGTTTATTATAATTTCCACCCAGTTGAAAGTGTTGTGGAAAAACAAATAGATTGGAAGAAACCTTTACATATTGGAATGGATTTTAACGTAGACCCAATGTCAGCTTGTGTTGCACAAATAGAAAAAGATAAGGTGTATTTTCTTGATGAAGTAATTATTTATTCAAGTAATACTGATGAAATGTGCCAAGAAATACACGATAGATATGGTACAAAGATTCCTATATTCATCTATCCTGATCCAGCAGCAAGACAACGTAAAACAAGTGCTGGTGGTCGAACTGATTTAAGTATTTTACAAAATGCTGGTTTTAAAGTTAAAGTTAAACATAGACACCCAGCAGTACGAGATCGTGTTAATGCTGTGAACTCTAAACTAAAAGATTCTAAAGGACAAAGGCATATTTTCATTTCCAATTCTTGCAAAACATTGATAAAAGGATTACAAAGACAAATATATAAGGAAAACACAAATATTCCTGATAAGGAAAGTGGGTACGATCATATGAACGATGCTTTAGGTTACTTAATTGATTTTATAAAACCTTTAACATCACAAGCACATTACGCACTCCCTCAAAGATGGAATATTAAAGAAAAGAAATATGGCATACACCAAAGATCAAGCACTAGATACGCATAAGGATTATAAAGAAACAGTTAAGAACTGGGAATATTATATTCGATCATACAATGGTGGTTATGACTATATGCTTGGTCAATATTTAAATAGATATAATTTAGAACTTGACAACGAGTTTAATCAAAGACTTGCAAACACTCCTTGCGACAATCATTGTAAAAATATTATTCAAATCTATTCTTCATTTCTTTTTAGAGTAAAAGCTTCAAGAAATTTTGGCGATATGGCAGATGAATCTAGTTTACAATCGTTCTTAAAAGATGCTGATTTAGATGGTAATAATTTAAACACAGTAATGAAACAAGCACAAAACTATGCTGCTATTTATGGACATTGTTTTATGATTCTTGATAAACCTAAAGTACAAACAAACACAAAAGCTGATGAACTCGAAAGAGATATTAAACCTTATGTTTCTATCGTAACTCCTGAAAATGTTTTAGATTGGAATTATGTAAGAGAAATTAATGGTCGTTATTCACTTAACTATTTAAAAGTGAGAGAAGAAGTAGATCGTAATGGTGGTACTTATTTTAGATGTTGGCATTTAGATCGTGTTGATACGATTTATTTACCAGCAGATGGTGCTGAACCAACTATAATAGATACTGCCGATAACCAGATTGGCAAAATACCAGCAGTTATTTTATACAATTCCAAATCACACAAACGAGGAATTGGTCAATCTGACTTAACTGATATAGCTGATTTACAAAAATCTATTTACAATGAGTTTAGTGAAATAGAACAATTAATAAGATTAACAAACCATCCATCATTAGTTAAAACACCAAGCGTTAATGCAAGTGCTGGTGCTGGTGCGATTATAGAAATGCCTGATGAAATTGAGCCTAATTTAAAACCTTATTTATTACAGCCATCAGGATCAAGCTTACAATCCATAATGGACTCAATTACAAAAAAAGTAGAAGCGATAAATAGAATCTCACATACTGGAGCAATCCAAACAACTAAAACACAAGTATCAAGTGGTATAGCTTTACAAACAGAATTTGAATTACTTAATGCTAGACTATCTGAAAAAGCAGATAACCTACAATTAGCAGAAGAACAACTATTTAAACTTTATGCTATTTATCAAAACACTATATTTGATGGAGAAATTAATTACCCTGATACATTTAACATAAGAGATTTTGCTACTGACTTACAATTCTACCAACAAGCCAAAGCAGTTAATGTTAAATCTCCTACTCTTGTTAAAGAAATAGATAAAGAAATTGCAAGAACAGTAGTAGATGATGATGAAAAATTAAATATTATCTTTGATGAAATAGATACGAAACCTGAAGTGGGCGAATTTACCCAAGACGAAGTACAACAAGAATCGGTAGAAGAAGAAGTATAAAAAACCACCTAACTGACGAAATTAATCAACGGCCTATCTAAACCTATAACAGGCCAACGGCCTGTTTAAAGGTAGAACAGGCCAACGGCCTGTTTAAAGGTAGAACAGGCCAACGGCCTGTTTAAAGGTAGAACAGGCCAACGGCCTGTTTGAATCTAGAATAGGCCACAAGAAAACTAGATTTTTATAGGTTTATTGTGTAAAACATTAAAAGAACGAATTATGGCAGATATTACACAAGAAATGACAGCTTATCGAATCAAACAAATTGAGTTTGCTGAAGCTGAATATTACGAACAACTTACAAAAGTTTTAGATAAGATAGAAGATGATATAACTTCTCTTGCTCATAAATCTTTACCTACAACAGATGGAAAGCTAATTGAGTTAAGAGCAGCTATTGCTATTAGACCACAAATCAAAGCTATCTTGGAAAGAGAATATTTAGCTTGGTCTGATACAGTTGTTAGAACAGGATTTAATAAACAAGCTAAAAGAGTTGAACGAGCATTTAAAACAATAGGCAGAATCCCAAAAGAATTTCAAGAACTCACTAAAGGCGATTTAGCTTTAATACAAAATTTAAAACAACAATACTTTACTCAATTCAAAGACATCTCTAATACTTTTACTCGAACATTAGCAGATAAGGTTTATCAAAATACATTATTAGGTTCTGAATTTACTGTCTTAGAAAAAGAATTAAGACAAACAATCAATGGTATTTATGCAAGTTCAAAAGACCCTGAAATAAATAGATTAGTTAAGTTTGTTAAAAAGAATAAAAACAAAAAGTCTATGCAACGTAAAGTAGAGAAATCAGTTGCCACATTACAGACAAAGTTTGGTAGAGATCGTGCTGGTAATAATATGAAACGATATGCTGGACAGCTATTAAACGACTCATTAAGAGATTTTGATGCAACCTTAAATTTTAATAAAGCT